AACATATCGCCGACCTGTTCGGCCGCGCCAATGTCGGCACGCAGGTGTTGCTGATTTGACACCGCTCGCCCCCAGGCAACCATCGTGAAATCGTCACAATTGTGTTCCCGCCCGGATGGGGATAAGACGTCCCCAAAAGGGACAGTGAAAACCCGAACCCGCTCAATACCTTGGCGGGTTCGGGGATAAATATCCCCCATATACCCTTCCCGAAAATTGAACGCCGCTCGCCAGCCGAAAACCGATGGTCCAAGCTTGGCCTAAAGCAGTTTCAGAAAAAGTTGATAGACTTTTTCGGTTCGAAATTGCGACAGATCAATACCCTACAGCGTTTCCGCCGATTCATGGAAAAGCCGAAACACTGTAGACGGCGCCTCAGGCCCCGGCCTGCAAACGCCCCGCCGCCACGCCGGTGATTCGCGCCGATACGATTTGCCCCTCGGGCTGATCGCTGGCAAAAGCCACCTCGGCGAACTGTTCGGTGCGCCCGGCGCGGGGCCCCTCGATCAGCACCCGGTGTTCACGACCCACCTGTCCGGCCATATGCAGCGCCGCGCGCGCATCCCCCAGGGCGCGCAGCCGCGATGCCCGTTCCTTGATCGCCACCCCCGAAACCGCGGGCATGCGCGCCGCCGGCGTGCCCTTGCGCGCGCTATAGGGAAACACATGCAGCCAGGTCAGCCCGCAATCCTCGACCAGCCGAACCGAGTTTTCGAACATCGCCTCGGTCTCGGTCGGAAAACCGGCGATGATATCAGCGCCGAGCACCATGTCGGGGCGCAGACGGCGCGCCTCTTGGCAAAACCGGATCGCATCGTCGCGCAGATGGCGCCGTTTCATCCGCTTCAGGATCATGTCGTCGCCGGCCTGCAATGACAGATGCAGATGCGGCATCAGCCGGGGCTCGGTCGCGATCGCCTCCATCAGCGCCGGGTCAACCTCGATGGAATCGATCGAACTGATCCGCAGCCGCGCCAGCCCCGGCACCAGCCGCAGGATGCGCCGCACCAGATCGCCCAGACGCGGCGCCCCCGGAAGGTCAGCCCCCCAGCTGGTCAGATCGACGCCCGTCAACACCACCTCGGCAAACCCCCGATCGACCAGCCGCGCGATCTGTTCCACCACCACCCCGGCGGGAACCGACCGCGAATTGCCGCGCCCATAGGGAATGATGCAAAATGTACAGCGATGATCGCAGCCGTTTTGCACCTGCACATAGGCCCGGTGCCGCCCGAACCCGTCGATCAGATGCCCCGCCGTTTCGCGCACCGACAGGATGTCATCCACCTGCACCCTTTCGGTGGTGCCGATCAGATCGGGCACCAGCGCCGCCCAGGTCTCGGCGCGCATCTTTTCGGTATTGCCGATAACGCGCGTCACCTCGGGCATCGCGGCGAAGGTTTCGGGCTCGGTCTGCGCGGCGCAGCCGGTCACGATGATCGGCGCATCCGGATGCGCGCGGCGGGCGCGACGGATTTCCTGCCGGGCCTTGCGCACCGCCTCGGCGGTGACGGCACAGGTGTTGATGATCACCGCATCGTGCAGCCCCGCCGCCGCGGCCAGTTCCTTCATCGCCTCGGTCTCGTACAGATTGAGGCGGCAGCCATGCGTGGTGAAAACCGGCGCGTTCATGCCCCGCCCCCGCGCCTGCACTGACTGCGGACGCCTCCGGCGGGAGTATTTGTTTCGAGAGGATGACCCCTCCCATCCTCTCGAAAAAAATACTCCGGGGTGAATGCGCCGCAGGCGCAGAGGGGCAGCGCCCCTTTCGACACCGCCCAACCCAGCGCGCGGCCCATCACGCAATCCCCGCCAGAAAGCCGGCCGTCAGCACCCCGTCGAACACATGCGCGGTCGGCCCGGCCATCCAGACGCCATCCTCGCGCCAATCGACATCCAGCACCCCGCCATCCACATGCACGCGCACCCGCCGCCCGGTCAGCCCGCGCCGCGCCGCCGCCACCGCCGCCGCGCAGGAACACGACCCGGATGCAAGCGTCACCCCCGCGCCGCGTTCCCATATCCGCAGCCGGATCGTCTCCCTGTCCAGCACCTGCGCCAGTTCGACATTGGTGCGTTCGGGAAAGAGCGGGTGATGTTCATGCGCGGCGCCGAAGCCCGGCAGATCGACCGCCTCGGCATCGGGCACGAAAAACGTGCAATGCGGGTTGCCCATGCCGGTTGCGACCGGATCGCCCGGAATGGGCAGGTGCAGCGTGTCAACCGCTTCCGCCAGCGGCACCTCATGCCATTCCAGCAGCGGCGCGCCCATGTTCACCCGGACAAGGCCGCCGCCCGCATCCTCCGCCGCCAGCAACCCGCGTTCCGTACGGAGCCGCAGCCCCTTTACCCCGCGCCGCGCCATCTCCCAGGCAGCGATACAGCGCGTGGCGTTGCCGCAGGTTGATGACAGGCTGCCATCGGCATTCCAGAATTCCAGTTCCAGATCGGCCGCTTCGCTACCCGGGCGGATCACCGCAAGCTGGTCGAACCCCACGCCGAAATGGCGGTCGCCGATCGCCCGCGCCAGCGCGGCCGTCATCGCCACATCGTCCGCGCGCGCGTCCAGAATCACGAAATCATTGCCAAGCCCATGCATCTTCATGAAGGGCAGGCCAGGGGGGGCGGCATCCTTGATCATGGCCGCGCATATACTCATCAAACGGGCCTTTGACCAGATGTCGCAAGATTTCCGCCAGATCGGCCTTGACCGCCCCTGCCGAAGTTCCTAATCAGCGCCAGTCGGCAACGTTCAAACGCCGACGGATGGGCCGGTAGCTCAGTTGGTAGAGCAACTGACTTTTAATCAGTAGGTCTCGGGTTCGAGCCCCGACCGGCTCACCATCTTTCCACAATAAAACAACAAGTTAGCTTAAACCGCCTCAAGCGGCCTTGGCGGTTTTTGCTCTGGGGTAACGTTTGGGGTAACAGATTGCGCCGGGGTAGCGCGTTGCCAATGCGCAACGGAATCAGCCGGTCCCAATGCCCGGCCCCATGCGGGCGGTGATACCGGATAGGCGAGTTCAGGATTTCTTGCGCCGCGTTATGAAATTGTCGCGCTTCATGGATTTCGTCGCGGCGCAAGCCAAGATCAGCGGCTGTGGCAGCGTTTCCATTGTCAACGCTGGCATATTGATTTCCACGATTGCCGCCTTTTCCGGCCACCTCCCCACGTGCCTGCGCCGCGTCGTATTCCTCGGCCAGACGCGACCGCGCGCGCAGGGGGTCAGCTCTTGGCCTGCCCGTAGCGTTTCCGCCCGGCCACCTTGTTGCGGCACGACTTGCCGCAATAGATCGTGTCTTTGCGCTTGGGGGTGAACGCCTGCCCGCACTCGATACAGGGTCTGGGGTCATATGAAACCGGGCAGTAGGGTTGCGGGAAGTGCCGCCGATAGTCCCGCTGATAGCACTTTTGCGAACAGAACCGGTGCGCCGCCCAGTAGGTCCAGAACTCGGCCCCGCACTCCGCGCACGCGCCCTGCCGCAACGGTGCCTCGGTATAGGTCCGCGCCTCATACGCCTGATCGCAGCACCACTTGCAGCAATATTTCTGCCGGGGGTCGCGCTCCTCGACCTCGGGCAGGGGGTCGCCGCAGAACGCGCACCACGCATCCGGATCGATCTCAAGCGGCCTCGGCATTGAACGCTTTCCACCAGTGCCAATGACACTTGCGCGAACAGAAATGAACTTGCCGCGCGCGCAAGCCGACGCCGCAGTGGCGACAGACTGCATCTTTCACCAGCAGCCCGGTGGCGGCGTGTTGCCCCTCGGCCCAGCCGGGACGCTCCGCCCGCGCCAGCCGCAGTGCCTCGGCCACGACATTCCGCGCCGCCTGGTCGGCCATCGGCCACGCCCATCCGGTCAGGCACAAGCTCGATCGCAATTCCGCAATGAACACGCCCTCGAAGTAGAACAGCGAACCGACGCGCCGGTTGTCGAACTCACGTCGCATGATGCACGCCATGGTCTTGGCCATACGTTCTGCCGATCTGACCTTATCCTTCCGCGCCATCGGACCAGCCGACAAGTTTCAGCGCCGCCGCCGGGTCAATGCCGCTCTCCTTCGCTTCGGCCATAGCCTTGATGATCGCGCTCATGGCCCGCGCCCTGCCCCCGGTATCATAGCTTTGCAGTGGCGTTTCCATGTCGATGGAGATCTGCCCGCCAAGCTTGGCCGATGCCTCGTCTGCAATGATCTTGCCGATCGGGTTGAGCGTGTAGCCGATCAAGTGCCGCTGCACCTCTCTGAAAACTGGCCCGGTGGACGCCGGGTTGAAGAACGCCGCCGGGATGCCGAACGCCTCGGCCACCGCGCCGCGCGCCTGCGCCCATGTCGCCGCCGCCTGTGCCTTGCCAAGATCAGGTGTAAGGTCGTCCCTGCGCTGGCCAATTTGCGGATTCATGCCCGCCGCCGTCGCTTGTGCTACGCCTTCAACGATCAGCGTTTGCCCTTGCCGCCCACGGATTGCGCCGCGCATGGCCTCCATGTCCTCGGGCGAACTGTCTGGCAAAGGCAACACCTGGCTGCCGATCGGCGCATCCCTGAAAGTATCCCGCAAGGCGCCCTCGATTTCATGCAGCAGGTTGGCCGATAGCGCCGCCCGCCGCAGGGGTGCCGTGCCCGTCCATGGGGCCACCGGGTCGCTGCCGATACGAACGTGAATAACCTCACCGGCCAGCGCCGTCGTGGTGCGCCCGCCGCCCGCCTCGGGGACGCTGACACGGTAGGCAACCGGCCTGCCGCCTCGGGTGGACACGTCCCAATCCGACGCGGGAATGATATGCTCTCCGATCAAGCCCAGAAACTCGCCACGCAGGGCCAGAGACCGCGCCACAAGCGCCATGGTGGGCCGGTCCAGTAGGTCGGTGGCGATCACGTCCGCGCCGCTCAGGACGCCCTCCCAGAGCGATATGCACGTCTGCGCCGCACTGGTCAGCTCGGCCACGTCTGACCCACCAGAGATATAGCTTGCCCGTGCCGCCATGATCTGCGCCGTGTAGCCGGTGCCAGTCGATCGGGTTTCGGTGGCGTCTGTCTTGCGCCTGAAAATATCGAGCAAACCCATTATAGCCTCCAGCGCTTCAGGGGGTGAATGTCGTTGTGGTCTGCAACGACTTTATCAGCCGCCCAGCTCCGGGCCTCGACTTGCGCATCCTCGAACGCTGGCCGGGTGACGGTGGAAAGCTCGAACAACTCGGCCCGCGTGACACGCCGCAGCAGCCCGTTGCCGCGCCGCTCGATCGTCTCGCCGCCGGACGGAACCCGGAAACCCGGTGACAAGCCCCGGATAAGCCCCGCGCGGTGTGCCGCAAGGAAGTCGGTGGCCCAGCTTGTGCCGCCCTCGATCCGGGCCTCGAACTCAAGCGCCTGATCGGTTTCGTGGATCTCCAGAGAACCCGCCGATCGGCTGGCCAAGGGCCGGTTGAAGTCGTGGCCAGATAGCAGGTGAACATCCTCGCCCGCCTCGATCCGGCCAGAGAACGCTCGGGCCTCGAACACCTCGAACCTGCCGGGAACAAGCTCGGTTTCCACGTTGTAGGGGAAGCGCCCGGAAACCCGGACGCCCCCGTCACTCGCGCGCAGCTCCAGCGCGCCGGATGCTACGCCATGCAGGATCATGCCAGTTGCAGCCCATTGAGAACTTGCAGCTGCACAGGCCGCGCAACGGTAACGTCCATGGTGGCCAGCGCCGTCAGCCGCAGCCCGCCGGATGCCGCGTCAGAGAACGGATCGCGGATCACGTCCACCGCGCCCCATGCGCCGACAAAGAACGGGGCCACGCCGCCCGAACTGGTGGTCAGCAGCGCCGTGGTGGCAACCGGGGTGCCAGTGGGTGCCGCCAGCCCGTTGGACGTGGTGCTGATCTGGCCCAGAAGCGCCGACAGCTTGTCCCATTCGGTCAGGCCGGACCCGGCGTCAAACATGGTGCCGTCAAGGAAGCTCCACAGCTCGGGACGGATCATCGCCCGCACAGCGCCGCCGCCGTTGGCCGCGTTATCTGCCATGAACGCCGCAACAGCCTCGCGGAACGCCGCCACGCTGGCCGTGGCCGCAACCGCCGTTTCGGTGATCCCGTAGGTGCTGGCCCCGCTGATCACGCCAAGAGGCTGGCCATCCGCGCCAGTGCCGTTGAATGCCGCTGCGTCCATGGCCTGCCCGATCGCGCCTGCCATATCGCGCCGCACCGCCTGTTCCAGTGCAGAACCCGACTGTTTCAGAGAACGCCGGGTGATCTTCATGGCGACGCCCAAAGTATGGGCCGGGGTCATGGCGCGGTCGGTGGTCGCGTATGCCGCCGGGGCCGCAACGTCGCCGGTCTCTGTCGCCTGCCAGCCTGCCGTGACCGAACTGGTCACAACGGGCCATTCTGCCGCGCCCTGGTCGATCTGGATCATCTGCCCGCCCATTGCACTGGCCATGCTATCGGGAAACAGCCGATCAATGATCGGACGGGTGCTTACAGGTGCCGGGGTGCCGGTGCTGATCGTCTCGCCCGCGCGTTGCTCAAGCGCCTGCCACGGAACGGGGATGCCACGAAACCCGCCTGCCGAACGCAGCTCTTGCACAATTTCCGCCGTCTGGCCCTCGATCTGCCGCCCCTCGTCCAGATATAGGGCGATCTGGCGCATCTCGAACCCGGCCAGCACATCGTTCCATTCGCGGCTTGAACGGGTTTCCAACTCGCCCTTGGCCGCTTCGCGTTCCTCGTTTTCTCCGATCAGGGCCGCGCGGAACCGGCGTTCATTATCGCCATATTCACGATCGAGGGTGTCGATCCTGGAACGGGTTTCGTCGGTCAGGGTTTCAGCCCCGGCCAGCTCGGCCAGCGCCTGCCGGATTTCCGACTGCCGACGCTGGATTTTCACTGAATCAAGCATTGATTACTCCTTTTCGCTCGATCGGTTTTGTGGCCAGCTCGGCCACCGCCTTGCGCCATGCGGCGCGCTTCGGATCGGGTTTGTTGCCCAACTCCAAATTCGTTTGTTTCGTGTGACAGGGGCCGCACAGCGTGAGGCAATTTGCCGGATCAAACGCCAGATCGGGCCGATCGGCCACGCGCTTTAGGTGGTGAACCTCCAGCCGACGCCGCGCGCCACAGTGCTGGCATTGCCAGTTATCCCTTTCCAGAACGCCATGCCGCACCGCTGGCCATTGTTTGGACGTTAGCGCCCATCTGCCGGGTCTTTTGGTCATACCAATGGCCCCTCGACTGTGAACTCCAACAGTTGCCGCCGCTGGCCTGCCATCGGCTCCTTGATGCCGGATATGCCCCAGAGCTGGCCCTCGTGCTTGATCCTGTCGTCGCTCGTGATGGACCTGGTGAACTCGGTAGAACGAACCTGAAACCGGATCATGGATCGCTCACGAAACACGCCTGCGCTGACCGTCTCGCTATCGCGCACGTCCTGTCGCAGCGCCGGGATAGCCCCGCCAATGTCAGACCAGACCAAGGTGAACCCGCCCAGCCCGTCCGGCGTCTCGCTGGCCCGTTGAAATTGAATTACCCGGTCCAAGGCAGAACCTATCGCCTTCAAGCCCATGCTAATTTCGCCCTCCCATCGGGTTGACCCTGCATCCTCACGCCCTGCGCCACCGCAATGACGGTTGCCGCCGCCGCGTCGATCCGCCCGGTGGAACGCCCCCGTGCCAGTTTGTGGTTGCCAGCCGGATCAACCAGCGTGATCGCGTCGGAAAATGCCGATCGCAGCAACAGCGACGGGGTGGTTTTCACGCGCCCCTCGAACAGCGCCCGCCGGAATCTCTCCACATCTTCGGAACCGTCGCGCCAGCCCATGCCGCGCCAGACGCAAGGAACACGATCGAGGCCAGCGCCGCGCAACGCCTCGATAAATTCGGCATGTCGGAACCTGTCACCCACGACAGCCGCCGGGGCCTGCCCGTCCAGCATGGCCACGACATTGGCAAGAAAACGATCCACCGGAACCGTGGTATCTCCCATGGTGATCAGCTCGCCCCGATCGGCCATTTCGGTGTAACGCCCGCTCACGCCATCCGCCGCGCCACGATCGGCAAGGCCCGGTGTGGTGGGGAACGCACCCATGCACTCAAGCCGCCCTGTCACCGGCCAATACAGCGCCGCCGCCGACATGGAACGGGAACCGCCCAGATCAACGCCCAGAACCACCGGCCCATCACGCGGAGGCAATTTCTCGGGGGAAACCTCAGCCGCTAACCACTCGTCTATGGTGATCAACACAGACCGATCATCGGACGCAACGCGCTCGTTGCGGTTAAGGTTGCGGAAACTCGACAGGGCCGAACCGCCGCGCGCAATGGCCCGTTTCGCCTGCGCTACAAGCCATTCAGGGGTGGCGCCGATGCCCTGCCGCGCGCCGGGGTTGGCCACCAGAAGCGACTCCAGATCGTCAGGGGGCAAGCCCGGTTCGGGCCTGTGTTCCTGCACAAAACTGCCGGGTGGCGGTTCATCCAGCCAACGGCTGAATGTGTTGGTGTCATCCGGTGCCGATGTAGAAATGATCAGCGCCTTGCCGTCCCTTTTGCCCAGCCCGGACAGAATGGCGTTTTCCAGCGCATCGCCCTTTTCGCGCTCCCATGCCGCCCTTTCATCCAGAATGGCAAGCGTCGGTGCCCCTCCCAGAATAGACCGCCCGTCTGCCGGGATCACCCGCGCCAGACCGCCGCCGTTCAAGTCGGTCTCCACTTCCAGCCGCGACCCGCGCCTTATGGTGAACGCCTCCTGATCCTCTTCGGGCAAGCCCTCGATGAAACCCACCAGAAAACCAAACGCCGTCTTTGCCTGATCGCGGTTGCGGGCCGCAAAAATTATCTCGCGCTTTGGCTGGTGCGCAATCTCTCCGACAAGGTGGCCCAGAGCCAAGCCCGCCGACAGGGCGGTTTTCGCGTTGCCCCTGCCGATCGAAAGCAGGGCAACCGCCGTATTCTTGTCAAAGGCGCCGCGCACAAAGTCGCGCTGAAACCCGGCCAGCCGCATGGGTTTGCCTGCCAGACGCCCCTCGGGAATTGTCAGCCCGGACAAAAACCGCAGCGCCGCAATGGCGTCCTTAGAGGCTCGGGCCATTACACCCTCCCCGGAATTTTTCGGGGGAGAGAAAACAACACTTCACAGCCGGTTACAGCTTCACGGGAAAACCTCGGCATTGGGACCATACGCGCACACAGCGCCACAGAGCGGGCCGGTGAGTGCGGTTGCGGTGCTGCCATGTGTCCCCCTACGCCCCGAGCGCCACGCGCCTGTAGCGGGCGCATATGCGGGCAGTGCTCGGTGCCAGTCTCGGGTTGTCGTCCATGTCGCCGCGCCGATCGTAAAGCCGGATCGCCTGGTCGAGGATTGCCAAGGCCAGATCACGGGGCAGAGCCGTGACGTCTCCACCATAGCCTGCCGTGTAGGTGACGCGGATAGGGCCGACAGGCTCGGTGGCGAATGTGACGGTTGGGTAGCGCCCGTGTTGCAATGTCCAGCCCGTGGTGATCGGTGTGGCGCTGCCGTCCAATTCGACTTGCTCAACGGTGGGCACGGTGTCAGCGGATACCGGGCCAATGGGCAGGGATAGGACAGACCCGGGCCAGATGGTGGACAGGGCCACGATCTCCTGGTCCAACAGGGCCACCGCCGCGTGTCGCTCGATCTCGTCAGCCGCCGCCCTTGCGAACCGCAACGCACTCGCCGCCTCGCCTGCCTCGATCCGCAGATGATCGGCCAGGTCGGTCACATTTACCGGATCGGCAGTTGCTATTGGTGTGCGACTGATCAGCTTCATATTCGCCTCTAGCAATACTGAAGCCATCATAACAAAGTCAGCCATTCTTACCCAGATTAACGCTTTCTAACTCTGTCTATCACGACAGCGAATCGCCTCGACTGGTCTATCCTTGCTCAAGCATAGACAGCATGGCCCTATGGGGATGGTAGATTAAGGATGTCACAGAAATTGAGACAGGCGGGGCGCGATTTTGGCGGGTTTCGTCACAAATATTGTTACGTCCTGTCTTAAATATTGTGACGCCATATCGTCAGACGTCACAATTATTGTTACGTGCCGTCACTAATTCTATGACAGGGTTTTGCTTTCGCTTGATGCCGCGCGGGTTGTGAACCGCTGCCTTCTGAACTGGAAAGTCACCGCCCGGTTTCCAATCAGCGTAAAGCCGCCTCGGCCTTGTGCCCTCTCCGGGCATTGCGATTTCGGTAAGCTCGAACTCTGGCGACGTGGCCAGTCCCTTCATGCCCAAGTGCGCTTGACGCTTCACCACCAAAAACCCCTTAGCCTGCAAATCATGAAACGCCCGCGCAGCAGTATTGATACCGCAACCCATCAACTCCGCCGCCTGCCGAACGCTTAGAGAAATCCTGCCGTTGTTATTGGCCTTCGGTCCGCGCCACTCCAATTTAAGCCATGGGTAGAGTGCTTGCGCGACCGGCGACAATGCCCGCCAAGCTTCACTGCTCATCGTGTTTCGGATCATCGCCGCGAAGTGCTCGCCGCGCGACTCATTTCGTTTGTCGCGACCCATTATTATGTCACCTCGATCCCCAACGTCACCAGCAGACCTTCAGTCAGCCGATTGCAGTCGGTGGCCGGGATGCCAAGCGACTGGCGATACAGGACGGGGCAGAGCGCCTTTGCGCACAGGGCGTAGGCTCTGGCCTCCCACGGTCTTGCCCGGCCCCCGCCCCGCCTTTTCTGGACAATAAACTGCACGTCGTCGCGGCACCTGATCACACGCCACTGGCCACTTGCCGCAAGTACGCGCCCGTAATCGTCCGCCGTTTCCTGATGCCCGCTCATGCTGCGGCCTCGTCCGCCCGCGCCTTGAGCCAACCGGCCATGTCTGCCTCGCGCCAATACCTACGCCTGCCGATATAAACCGGCTTGGGAAAATCAAGGTCTGGGTCGTTCAACCACCTCCAGATGGTCATATCAGAAACGCCGCCGCAAAGATCGCGCACCGCTGCCGCAGAAATAAGTTTATGTTCCATTTGGAAGCCTTTCGTTATACCACGTTAGGCTTTCTAATAGTCACATTATGGGCGTTGCTGCAAAACTGGCTTTTTCCAGTATTCGAAAAACGTCAAAATTCATCGCGACCGAGGAAACGATAAAGCTTGTCGAAGTCGTCAAAATATTCCGATCTCTCGGGATCATCCCATGCGGCCAGTGCGACTTCCTGCCGCTTCTTGAGTCCGGTTTCGCGCTTAACGCGGTGCATGAAGTCAATCCGCTCCTGTGTTTTTTGCTGTAGGCCCTTGTTGCGCCCCGTGAGTTTTTTTCCAACTGTGGCATAGCGCAGTGCAATACGCCTCACGTCTATTTTGGTTTGGTGCACGCCAATGCGCCCCGCGTGCCGGAATAGTGCCAGCATGTTGCCAGATTTAATCGCACTCTCAATTGCCGCGATGTCGAAAGCCATTTTCCCAAGAAAATACGCCTCGGAAAGCGGCTCGGCGGCGTCACTTATCCACAAAAAAGACCAGTGGAATTTCTCGCCCTCGCTCAAATCGTCAGGCGATGTGATAGATCGCCACTGGCCCTTTCGGTCAACCGCGACGCGTTCACGGGAACGCGGCCAGCCCATGCCATTGAGGGCGACGTCAATCAGGCCCCGAATTTCCGCGATTTCGTCATTGATGCCATAGCCTTTCGGCTTCGCGCCAAAAGTGAGTGCAAGCGCCTCGGCGCGTTCTTCTGGTGTTTCGGGCCGCCACACCTCGCGATCAATCGCGCCGATTGCATCCTTGGCGATCAGGTGTCTTTCCCGCTTCATGACCGCGCCTCAGCAATCCCGATAACGTTATCCGCCCTGCCTTCCACCAGATCGGCCACCAGCCGCGCCCATGCGTCCAGCGCGCTGCGCTTTTCGTCGGCGTAGTCGTGTCTTTGGTAAACGGACACGATCCCGGCGGCGGTGCCCGAGACGTGATTAAGCACTGCCTCGGTCACGCGCACGGGAATACCAAGCCGCGCCATGCCGGTTGCCGCCGTGCGGCGCAGATCGTGAAAGGTCCAGTGCGGGATTTCGACCGGTTCGCCTGCCTCCTCGCTGGCAATTTTGACCATGCGTTCGGCAATGCGATTGCGGCCCTTGAAGTAGCCGCTCAGAGGGCTTTCGCCGGTCGTGGTGAATACATACCCAAGCTTGCCCTTCACGCGCTCCACGCCAGCCAGAACGGCGCTCGCAGCCTCGGACAGCGGCACGGTATGGGCACGCCCGTTTTTCGTCCGGTCCGGTGCCAGATGCCATGTGTCGCCGCTGATTTCCGCATCGGTCAGCCCGACAACTTCACCGAGGCGTTGGCCCGTCAGTAGTAAGGTTTGCCCAAGCGGTCCCCATGGAAAGCCAAGATCGTCGCAGGCGCGCCAGAACCATCGCAGTTCGTCATCGGTCAGCACCCGGTCGCGGCTTTTTTCCTTGGCGACGGCCTTGATACCCTGCGACGGCGCAACGCTGATAACGTCCCGATCGACCGCCCAATTGAAAAACCCGGAAATGTAGGCGCGCAGGCGGTTGGCGGTTGTCACGCGCCCGCTGTCTCCGACGCGATCTAGCAAGTCGCGCACGTCACGACGGGTAATTTCGTGAATGTCGCGATCTCCCCAATAGGGCAAAACCTCGACTTCAAGCCGCCGCTTCACCTCGGCCCCGGATTTCAGGCTCGCAAGGTGCCGCTTGGCGTATTGCTCCACCAGCGTCTTGATCTTGTCGCGTTCGGAGAGCTGCGCCTCGACGCGTTCAACCTTGGCCTTTTTCTTTTCCGCGCCCGGATCGGTCCCGGCCTCCACCTTGGCGATTGCCTCGGATGCAGCGGTGCGCGCATCGGCCAGACCCATGATCGGCCAGCGGCCAAGGGTCAGTTTCTTGGGCTTGTTCGCCCAGCGATAGCGCAGCGCCCAGCCCTTCGCGCCGCTTGGCTGCACCACGAGGTAAAGCCCGGACAATGCCGGATCGGGGATCTCAAGCCGCTTTGCAGGGTCAGGCTTCATCGCCTCGATGCCCTTGGGGGTAAGTGCCTTCGCCATGTCGCGGCCTCCTTGCAAAAGCGTTACCCCAAGCCGCTGGGGTAACACAGGGGTAACAGATTCCGGTGATTTGCACCGTTACCCGAAGTTAGAAACAGAGCCTAACATTGCAAGGAAATACCTGTGCATCATAGCATTTTTGTGCACCGATAGTTTTACACGGTTAGGCACTGTTAGATGCTAAATTATGACTTTTAATCAGTAGGTCTCGGGTTCGAGCCCCGACCGGCTCACCATCCTCCCCTGCGCCGCCGTCATCGGCCCTCAGACCTCGATACAGATCGTGACCGGCCCGTCATTGACGAGCGCCACCTGCATTTCCGCCCCGAACCGGCCGGTTTCGACCGGCACGCCTCCGGCCCCAAGCGCCTCGATGACATGGCGCACCAGGCGTTCCCCCTCCTCCGGCGAGGCGGCGTTTGAAAACCCGGGGCGGTTTCCGCCCCGCATATCGGCGGCCAGCGTGAACTGGCTGACCTGTCAACGGCGGAGTAAAAACCGGCCATTGGGCGGCGCAAAAGTAGGCCACTATGGGTTTGGGCATGACGCGCGCCACGAGGCGGCGGCCAGTCAGCC